CAGAGTCGGAGAGATTAAAAGGCTCTCTCAAGACGATGACCGGAAGCACCGAAGACGCAGCGTTCGCATTCTCAGAACTCGAAAAGTTCGCGTCTCAAACTCCATTTACTCTCGACCAATCGGTCGAAGGATTCATAAAGCTCAAAGCGCTGGGATTAGACCCGTCAGAACGCGCTCTGCGGTCGTATGGCAACACGTCAGCCGCGATGGGCAAAGACATGATGCAAATGATCGAAGCAGTCGCCGACGCCTCTACGGGCGAATTTGAGCGTCTGAAAGAGTTCGGCATCAAAGCATCAAAGCAGGGCGATCAGGTATCTCTGACGTTTCAGGGACTTACTACAACGATCGGCAATTCATCCGAAGAGATTCAGAACTATCTGCTCGAAATTGGCGAGACCAAATTCGGCACGGCAATGGAAGACCAGATGAAGGCGCTCCCGGGGCTGCTCTCGAATCTATCAGATAACGTCTCTGCGCTATTCAGAAAGATCGGTGACGTGGGCGGGATAAATCTATTTGCCGGAGCAATAACTGGAGCCAGTGCGGTCGTTCTTGGGATTACCAACAATATCGAAGCGCTGACCATCGGTGTAGGCGCAGCGCTTGCCGGATTCGTGGCATTTACCATCGGATCGAACGCGACGCGCATTCTCGGCGGCTTTAAAGCGATGAGAGTGTCGGTTCTAGCGTTAAATACTGCAATAAAAGCGAACCCGATCGGATTAATTTCGGCGGCTATCGCTGCGGCTGCGGTCGCTATCATAGCAAACTGGGACTCGATCAAAGTTGCTGCGGAGCGAGCTGGTATAAATATCCAGATCGCATTCGAGAAGCTAAATATATTCCTTCTCGAAGCGGTGGGCGGCGCTCTAAATACTCTGATCGGTATGTTCACCGGAATGCAGAACACGGCAGTCGCTACTATGGCAGCAGTCGCGGCAGCGGTAAAGAACCCGACGGATGCGTTTAATGCGTTTAATGAGACATTCGATACAACTCTGGAAAGTCTAAAGACAGGAAACGACAGAACCAACATATACGCGAGTTCGATTGCTGCTAGTCGAGACCGGGTAGAAGAGTTGAACGGCAAACTCGCCGGAATGAATACAGAGGTCGTCACAGCCGAAACGGGCTTTGATAATGCCGGGCGCTCTCTCTCTGATTATGCGATTGAAGTCGACAAGAACGCCGTCGCAGCGAATGAGCTGGCAGCGGAGACCGAAGCTGCAAAGACTAAAGCGCTGGAACTGCTCGGAGCTATAAGCAACGAGACCGAAGCTCTATATATGAGCAATCTCGAAATTGATATTCGAAACAATCTACAGAAAGCAGGAGTCGAAGCCACGTCAGAACTTGGCGAACAGATAATCGCCGCGACGACTGAGCTGCACAACGAAGGCGCAGCTATCAAAGCAGCGGGCGAAGCAGCGATCCAGCTCCAGAAGGATAACGACGCAGCTCAGAAAGCCATCGAGACAGAAACAAAGCGAGTCGCCGAAGAAGCAGCGAAAGCATACGAAGAGATGAAGACTAAGATCTCTGGCTTCTTCATGGATGTATTCGAGAACGGTCGAGACGCATTCGACAATCTCGCCAAGACTTTTAAGAATATGATTCTCCAGATGCTCGCAGATTGGGCGGCATCCAAGATCGCGGACATAATGACCGGGACATTCAGCGGAATCGGAAATTCGATCAGCTCGATGTTCAGCGGGATATTCTCATCGATCGGAAGCTCTATAGCTGGTCTCGCATCGCAAGCCGCGTCCGTGCTGACTGGTGGCGCAATTGGTGGTGGAGCGGCCGCAACAACTGCCGCAACAACTGCCGCAACAACTGGTGGCACTGCCGCAGGATTGGGCGCTGGAGGCGTTCTAGCAAGCGCTGGACAGTTTATTGGCGGTATGTTCGGCGGTGGAGCAGGTATAGCTGCTGGCACTATGGGGCCGCCAACGGCTGCTGCTGCTGCTGGAGCTGGTCTCGGCGCATTGTTGTTCAACCCTGTCACTGCGGCACTAGCGGCGATCGCTCTCGGCTTCGGTCTGGATTCTGGAGGCACTCCGACTTCAACCGCTGGTATCACTATGGAGAAAACCGGAGGCATGAGCGACGGCAATATATTCCAGACTTCGCCGTTCGAGTCTGGGTTTGCTCCATTAGGATTCAAGCAGAACGCAACAAACGCTCAGGCCGAAGCAGCAATCAAGCCGCTGCGAGATTTGGACGCCATGCTGACAGTTTTAGCCGAGAGCATGGGCTATTCGGTCAATCTTTCAGGTCATACGTTCAACGGTCTCGGAGTTGAAGGCTCAGGCACGGGCACGGTTCTCGGCACGTTCATCGAAGAAGGAAAGACGAAAGGTAAGCCGATGACGGCGCAGCTCGACACTTTTGCTCAGGAATGGGTGACAGCAGTCGGCGCAAGAAACAATCTCTCAGCAAGCGAGATATCTCAGATATTCGGATCTGGCGGGGCTAAAGACATTCTCGACATAGCAGGAACATCATTGCTAGAGCATCGAAGCCGTATTCTGATGAATAACGCAAACGCAACATTGAACAACAACGCAATAAACGAGTCTGCGGTAGAAGCAACAAATACGATAACAACTGGAATAGATGCTCTGACAACTGGCACTAATACTCTGACAGTCTCAGGAGCTAATAATGACGCCATAACACTCACTAGCGGCTCAAATACTATAAACGCTCAAAGTTCGGCGACTATGGGGCCGGAGCAGTACCCGCTAGTTGGCCCGATACCGGGTCACCGGGACGGCTTAAATATGGTTCCGCATGATGGATACGTCGCAGAGCTGCACGCCGGAGAGCGCGTTCAGACCGCAGAGCAAGCCCGGTCGGCAGACAGTATGGCAGACGAGATGAGCGGACTACGCCAGAGCATCGAAGAAGTAATGATCGCAGTGGCGAGAAATACCGGGAAGCTCTATCGACTAAACGACCGCTGGGACAAGAACGGCTTGCCGCCAGTGAGGGCATAATAGATGAAGATAATTCGACCAGTCACGATCGACGACACGGTATTTCAATCGTCTGACGTGCCAGAAGCAGATCAAGCCGAATGGGTAAGCGGCACGACTTATCACGTTGATGATTTGGTAATGGTCACAACTACAGCGAACGGTGCTGCTACCGCTACGCATAAAATATATTCTTCGGTTCATAGCAACGCCGGAAACGATCCCACAGTGGACGACGGCACGAACTGGACAGAAGTATCAAGCACGAATCGCTGGAAGATGTTCGATGCCGTGGTTCAGGATCAGACGGTAAACGCGACATCGATTAACACGGTTCTGCAATCGCCAACAGTGGTGAACTCTCTCGCTCTGTTAAATATGGACGGAACGACGGTAGTAGTCACGGTTACAGATTCAGTCGAAGGCGTGGTATACAACGAGACGTACAATCTGACGAGCTATTCCGGCATTCAGGACTGGTATTCGTACTTCTTCGAGCCGATCGTTCGAAAAGACACTCTCGCTTTAACAGACTTGCCGCCATACGCGAACGCAAGCATCTCGGTCACAGTAAACTCTGGAGCAGACGCAAAAGTCGGCGCTCTGGTGATTGGTCAATTCGCTGATCTCGGTCTATCTCAGCACGGCGCTAGTATTTCAATTATTGACTACTCGACAAAGACAACAGATGCGCAGGGCCGGGTAACAATTACCGATGGCCCGTATGCTGACAAGATGGATGTGGATGTTATTCTCGATACTTCTCAGATCGGGCAAGCAAACACGATACTCTCATCGCTGCGGTCTGCTCCGTCAGTCTGGATCGCCGAAGACAATAACGACGATCTGGTAATCTACGGCTATTACCGCGAATTTGATATAATTCTCTCGAATCCCACAATTTCACGACTCTCGCTAGAGATCGAAGGACTGGTTTAATATGACTATACCAACAATTAGCACGCTCCCGGTAGCGCCAGCCAGAACCGATGCTCCGGCGACGTTCGTTACCCGGGCAGATGCTTTTCTCG